TTTTTTTGTATTATTTCTACAGAATAATCTGTTTTAGAAGTTATCCTATTCCAAAAAATACTTCTATCTCTTTTTTTAAAAGCTCTTTTTTCATCAACGCCAACTCCAATGTAAAAAACTTTATTTGTGTCCAACCTTCTATGTCTATAAACTAATGCCATATTCAAATGTAATTAATAGATATTAACAATCTTGTTAAAAACTTATGTTTTAAAACTATTTACTATGTCGAAAAAAACAACTAACTTTGCCTTGTTCTCAAAACTTAAAACATTTTAATTTTTAAAGAAAGAATAAAATAAATAGACAAAATCAAAATAAGATTTGAAATACAACTAAATAAGTATACAAGAACAAAGAATTACAACAAGGCTAATTGTGCAAACTTATCTACCCTGACCTTTGTATTTTTTTTGGTAGTTTTTAGAGCTTTTAAGCGAAGATGTTTTACATTTAGAATGTACATTAGGTCTTGAAATTTTAACATCTAATTTAACAGAATTTTCAGTTTGTTTTTTAGCCATTATTTTAAGATTATAAAAGTAGTTTAATTTTAATTTGTCTATAAATATACATTCCAACTGGAATAAGTAACAACCATAAATAAACAAAGTAATTAGCTTTTTTATCTATTGATTTGTTCTTTATAGTTTTAGTTTCTTGTTTAGATTTAGAAACTTGTTTTAAAACGTTTTTATACGTTATTTGTTTAGAAGTATCTACTAATACCTTATTTGCTTTTTTGTATCTTAAAATAGCGTTTAAATAGCTTTTACCATTAATTACAATTGGTAAACTGTCTACTAAAGGTTTAATTTCTAATTCTTCTGTATTTTCTGTAATGTAAACGTTTTTGTTTATTGTAGATGTACTATCTATTCGTACAAGTGAAGTAGAATCTGTTTTGATTTTTATATCTTCTTTTGCAATATTTACTTTTCTTGAAGCACAACTATAAAAAAGTGCACCACATATGATATATAGAATTATTCTCATTTTGTGAAGTATAAAGCTGATTCTTTAATACGTCTATTAGTTAAACCTTTTAGTTCTTTTCCTGCTGCTTTATTCCATTTAAGAAATTCTTTGGCAATCATAGCATCATTTGGATTTATATTAACTAATTTCAACAAAGTAGATTTCTGTAAATTAGCTACACCTACATTATAAGCAAAAGAAGTAAGTGCATTTAATTGATTAACAGTTATATTTGATTTAACAAGTTTTAATACATCAATAGCAAATTCATCAGCAGTGTGTTCTAATATTTGATTTGCGTATTCTTTTGTAATTTGTTTGTCTGTTAGTTTAACTTTAATACCATTAGGATAATAAGTATTACCATATCCAATAGTAGGAATACCAGCAGGACATTTATAAGGTCTATCAGAATATCCTTCAAATTTTTTAATTAAATCGTAACCTTTATCGCTTAATTTCATAAATCTTCGCTATTTTTTCTTGACCTAATCATATCTTTAGTTTTAAGTATTGTATATACTATTGAAACTATTAATAATATTATTTTTAAAATACTTTCTACATTAGTGAAAGTAACTGCCATAGTTAAAGCATTTATTATACCTATCTTAATATCGTTTTCTGTCATTTTATTTATTGTAAATGCGTTCAACAATATCTGTAAATCCTTGTAATGAAATATAAGCAGTAGCTATAATTACCCAATCTTTACCATCTATATTATTAGAGAATAAAGCTGCGGATGCTATTACAAAAACTGATAGTTTTCTACTTACCCATTTATTTAAAAATAAATCTATTTGTTCTTTTCTACTCATATTTCATTTAATAAGGGGATAAATTAATATCCCCATTTAATTACTATTCTACTACTTCCTCTTTTGGAGTTAATACTTCAATTGCTTTAGCTACTAAAACTGCATCTTGTAACTGTAATAAACCACCTTTTTGAGCTAATAAAGCTACTTGTACTAAAACCTCAATTGCTTGTTTGTTTTCCATTTTTATTGTTTTTTAAATTAAGCTATAAATATACTACTTTTGTTTTAACAAATCTATTTCTGCTTTTAGTTCTTTAACTGCATTAATAAGAATATATGTTAATTCGTGACCGTTAAAATTTAAGATGTCAATTTCTTCTTCATCTGTTTCGTTTAATTTTCCTTTTATTGAACTAACACTATCAGGTAAAATTTCAGCTATTTCTTGAGCGATAATTCCAACTCCACCCTTGCCTTTTTTAAATCCACCTAAACCATTATAATCATAAGTTATAGGATTAATTTTTAATAATTCATTTAATCCTTTTGTGTATGAATTTATATTTTCTTTTATTCTTTCGTCTGAAGCAATAGTCCATAAAGCACTTGTTGGTTTAGCGGCACTATCTGTTGATAATTGCAATTGATAACTCGGACTTATTGTTCCTATACCTACGTTGCCACTTGAATTAACAATAAAAGCTGGATTTGAAAAAGTAGTCCCACCAGCGGTTGTTGAAGGTGTAATTTCAAAAGCGTTACTAACATTATATTGCTTACCTACAAAGAAATTATAATTACTACTTCCCCCTAAATATTCTATTCCTGTATTTGAACCATCTGTTTGAAGTCTTAAAGGTATTCCGTTCGCTGTAGTACTTATTTCTAATTTAACTGCTGAAAGAACTTTTGATTTACCGAATGCAAGTGGAACTATTGCGTTAACAAGTAATATTCCATCTGTTTCAGGAACAACAAACTACATTCCTAAATTCACAGGAGCAAATAGTTTAGGTAATAGTTTGATTTATGATAATGGTACTAATGTAGGTATAGGTACAATAAGTCCTGCTACAAAGTTTGACATTATAGATTCTTCAAATACATTTGCTGCTAAAATTCAGGGCTCAGGCGGAAGTAATTTTGTAGGTATAGGTACTGCGGGTGGTGTTACAAATGGAATACCATCTATTCAAGGATTTACTGCAAATTTTGCTTCAACTACAAATTTGACTTTACAACCAAACGGTGGTAACGTAGGAATAGGAACTTCAAGTCCGAGCAGAAAATTAGAAATAAGTACTACAGCGAACGGAATACCTTTAAGACTTCAAAGCAATAAGTAGATAGTAAATTGTTTTCCTGTTTTAGTTTGCAAATTTCAGCTTGCAATGCTTCTATTTGAAATCTGTTAAAGTCTATTAAATCTTTCATTAGTATCTTAAAATTAATTGGATTAAAAAATACAAGGCTAATGCTTGTGCGAATAAAATCTGATAGTTTGCTTTTCTTAAAAATGTTTTCATAATTTCTATTTGTTATTGTTTGATGAAGCAAATGTATAAATTCATTTTAGATAAAAAACTATGTTTTCATTTTTTAACATAATTTTAACATTTTAGCTAAAAAAAGGGATACTAATTAAAGCATCCCAATTCAACATTAAAACCAAATTATAAAAGAAAATCAGAGAAAGACGTTTTAAAATAGCTTATTAAGCTCTGTGTAGTGTACAATCATATCCTGCAATTCTACATCTGTAAACTTACAAATTTCTTTTGATTGTTTATATAGTTCTTCAGACAAGTTATTACCAAGATATTGACTAAATAAGTATTGTTGTCCTTGACAATAACGATTGCAGTATTTACATTGTGGTGCTACATTTCTTTCATCCCAACGAACAGACATATGTATTCTACTTATAAAGTGACCACAATCTTGATTTTTCCATTCTTCTACTTTACCACAAGTTACACAAGTTGTATATCCATTAATAGATTTACTTTGTCTTATATATTTACTAAATACAGTATCAAGTTTTTTTACAAGAGTACTACGTTTTACTTTTTTCTGCATTTATATTTTTGTTTTTTATTTAATAATTCAAAACCTGTATAATTTGGTCTATCTCCATATAAACATCTTTTAAAATGTGTTAATGTAATATTTGCTACATTAGAAGCTTCTATTATAGTATTATATACAATACCTGTATTATTATCAATTACCTTTTGACATTTTTTAGTTTGTTTTTCTGTAGTTCTTTTTATTTTTTCCTTATCTTCTTTAAAAGCTGCAGATGATAATTTTTTCCTTGTATTTAAACTTACAAATATATTTTTTCTACCTTCTCCACCATCTGTTAAATTACAAAGAATACCTGTTTTATTATCTTTTCTTCCATATAAGCTAATTAAAAAAATTTCTAATTCAAAAGCTTCTTCTTGTGTTAAGTTTTTTTGTATTATTTCTACAGAATAATCTGTTTTAGAAGTTATCCTATTCCAAAAAATACTTCTATCTCTTTTTTTAAAAGCTCTTTTTTCATCAACGCCAACTCCAATGTAAAAAACTT